TACTCACCGGTATCAAGATATATTGGTGAATCAAATGTCACCGTTGTAGCAACGTTTGCATTTGCAGATATATTTACATCAGCGCCGTATACTGCCTTTTCTGAAAACGGTATAACATAGTCCCCCGGGAAGCCGTTTACATTTTTTCGTATATGTACTATAAAAGGTAGGACCGTATCTCTCGATGAAAAGAATAAGTCTAATTTAGTTATTGTAGTCGGTCTGTCTATAAAAAAGGACTGAGCTAAAGGGTCAATAAGATAATTTGCCATTATTAAATTCCGTTGTTGTAAGCTTGTTTAGCATCCGAGGTCCAAGCAAAAGAACCAGCATCTTTATTGGCAACGCCTGCAACTATTTGAATAGCAGCGTTTGTAGCTGATTGTTCTATAGTTAAACCAGCAGCCGCCCATTCAGCTGTAAGGCTGTTAGTTGCAATTTTACCGCCATTTTCGTTGTTAGGAGATGATAAACCGCTAATGGTAATGTCTTTAACAAACGAATATACTGTATATGCACTATCATTATACGCCGTTACATTGGGCGAAATCCCACCCCGAGCATCAATAGGTACAGTAACAGACATATTTTGTATTGTTGCAGTAGTTATACCGTAGCGTGCAGCTATAGCTGTCCAGTACGCTTTTCCACCTGGTTCAGGATCTCTTCCAAAAGCATAATTGTATATTATATCTATAAAATTCTTCTGAGCTTGAACACCCGTACCAGACCCGGAACCACCACCAGCACCTACGGGGGCTGGTGTATCTATAATTTTTCTTGTAGTTTTCTTTTTCGTCACTACCTTTGTATCGATACGAGCATTACGAGTAGATATAGTCTCATCAGCTACATTTCTAAGCTCACCGCTTGACGTAAATAAAGCTTCAGCTGCAGCTTCAAAGTCAATCCCATCATATGAGGAGTCAACTAATCTCATGGTTTTTGTACCATTGTTAAGATCAAACGTCCCGGCTCTGTATGCAAAATACCCCTCAACCCTACCTGTAAAGTCAGTAATTAAATTACCGGTGTTGAGTCCTACCGTATTAATACCCTCTACTACGTTAGCAGTATAGTCTGCAACGTTAGGTCTGCAATAATTAGTAACATCTATTTCATCAAAATAAGCAAAGACTCGCGTATTAGGTTTTAACCCTTCGCCTACAAAACCAATATCTATATCCCGCATCTTAGGTATGATAGATACACTTTGTATTACATCTTCAAATGTCTCTGTATCAATTACTTCAACTACTGTATATTGAGTTCCAGTTTTTTTCTTCTTGGTTTTTTTAACCGTCTGTCCTTTAGAATTTATATAAGTTTTTGACTTGCCTACTTTTTTCCAGGCTCCCCAAACAGTTCCCCACGTACCCTTAGCTTTTGCATCTGCAATAACTGAATCATAATTACCATCTTCATTTTTAAATACGTCGGGTAATTTTACTACATCAAACCAGTTATCAACGGCTGGGTCAAGTTTCAATACACCTACATAGTTAACAATATTAAAGGGGTTTAAATTAACTTCTATTGATGCTCTGTTATTTTCAATAACAACTTCATGTGTATATGGTAATGTAATTACATCACCGGTTAGCACGTAGTTATTACTTGTACGTTGTGCGGTGGTACTTGAAGACTCCAGTAAAGTTACCCCTTTAGGTGAGCAAATAGGTCTAGCTAATTGACTCTCTGAATCTACTGCTACCCCATAATCTGGGTTTGTAGGATCACCTACCCCATGTCCACGGAACGAATCAACTACAAAACCATTTTTAAATCTATCAAAACCTTGAGCATCTTTTATTTGAAATTGTTTTGTATCTAATTCTAATAATGTCAGCTGAGTATAGTATTCAAGATTCTTAACTCGGGTTTCAATCTTACCTATATCTCGCATTGTATACCTGCGATTATCAAATGCTCTTAATTCAATATCTTTCTTAGCATTAAACACAAAGGCTTTTTGTGATAAGGAATAAAGCGGCATTGAATCATCAGGTGTAGGTGGCTCTCTTGGTGTAAGGGAACTAACACCCTTTACTACCCTCAGGCGCCCAGAGGAGTCTAAAACTAATTTATCTATACGAGGTAAATAATATTCATAGTCAGTTGTTAGACCGTCTTCATGATCAATAAATTCATTAAGTACTGCACCCGAACCAGTAAAGCCTGTACCAGCGTCATTAATTCTTGGACGAAAATCTAAACAATCTCTTAAATTATACGTTACACTACCTGACGCAAATACAGGTATGTCTTTATAATCAATGTCTGTGTAAGAGGATACACTGAAAAAATCCCCCGATCCATGGGTAAAGTAGTCGAATGTAATTCTTACGGGTCCGGTAGGCTTTGATTGACCTGGTTTTAAAATAACTAGACCGACATCATAGTGGGTAGATCGCTGCCCGTTATCAAAGGTATATCTTTCTGTAATATCAATTTCATTACTGGTACTATATGCAGTACCAAAAGCATTAGCAGACATTCGAACAGAAGTAAGACTATATATGTCCGCTACACCTAAAGTTAGTTCTGTCGCGGTTGCGGTTGCACTGGTTGTATAATCAACAGTTTGATTAGATACCAAAGTCTTTAACTTTCTATCGGCTGCTGACGCAGTTTTATTTACCGTAGCAACAATATATACGCTATCAGAAGTGTATCCAGATAGCGAGATAGTTGCAGTGGAGCTTCCACCACCAAGCGTCACGTTCCCAATTGGGGAAATATAATTACCCTGAAAAGTACCCGAAGTTGCTATTATCTGATAATTATCCGTAGTTACAGTCGGGAAAGTTTCCCCGGTACCTGCAGTCAAGGTCGTGTTACCAGAACTGAGAGTTCTAGCATATGCACGACGGGTCTTATAAATGGTCTCTGTATTGGTTGAGTCTACAGTTTTTATTACAGAGTATGGTAGTGGGAATATATAAACCCCATTAGTAGCTTCATTAACTACAGCAGTATTCACAGATGCTATAACCCCTGTAGTATTAGAGGTAGCATTTGCAGATAGGGTAATAGTTGTATTAGCTGTAATCGCCCCTACTTTTAATATTGACGAACCTACATTAATAAAATCTCCGATAACTAATTCATCAGTAAATCTTGTACCAACCCCGACTAAAACGTTGCTGTTTGCAGTTGTAGTTACTGTACCGGATAATTCTACAAGTGTAGGTACAATATTTGCGGTAAAGTCCGGGGTAGAGGTATTATCATAAAATACTTGCTTTACATCTCTATCAAAAGACCTACCTGGCTCCATTTCTACATCAAACACATAAAGTCTATATAAAGAGACGTTAGATCCAATTGTTCCGGAACCGTACTCTAATCCTCTTACCCGCGCCGACCCTACAAAAGTACCGTTAGCAGAACCTGGGGTAGCGGTGTATGTATTGTAAAAACTTACCGAGGCCATATTAGTTATATCCGGTACTCCTCTTAGAGAAGTAACCTCAATATAATTACCTACCGGTGTAGATATTGAGCCATTATTTACAGATATTGAGTCTCTGGCTTTTTCAAAATTAATATAGCGAGAAGATAGAGAGTCAATCTCATAACCTTTAACATAGGCTTTACCTTGAGACACCACTCCTACGAACAAGCTGGCATTACCGTTAGCATTTGCTTCAAATACCCCGTCTCTGACAACAGCCAGCGAGGCTTGAACATTAGTAGATCTAAGATGTTCTAATAATTCGATTTTAAACGGAGTAACAACATAATCCCCGGACTCATCAAAGGTTCTTCTTGCTAGTGTATCTCCAAGTATACTATACTCAACATCTTTAGTTTCAATTATTGATCCATCTTCAATTCGTATAAGTTCAACAAAATTAGGATCATCTCCCACAGTTGGGGTAAATTCTCTTTTGGCTAAAGTAAGATCTATTTTATACCTATCCGCGCCCGGTCCTAAGTAATTGGAAGAAATCAAAGCCGGGTCAAGTAAATCATTATTATCATCAGAGGTGACAATTTCTTCTGTAATATCAAAACCTACTATAATGTTATTAACTTGGCTATACTTTTCAACTATAAAAGTTTGAGCATCAAAGTAAACAAAATGCCCACGGGCAAAAATAACACCGGAATTAATATTAAACGCAACCCCAGATCCTGTAGCACCAGATGAGATGGCTGTTACAATTATACTACCTGCAGCATTTCTAAGTTCTTCCCCGTTTTGTACCGCGGTAACAGTTCCGGTTGTACCACTCCCTGAAGTAGTATACTTAACAAAAATAGTAGGTGGGTCGCCATTTTCTGCAAGTGTAAAATTTTCAACAATTGCACTTATACCGGTAGTTTGACCAATTAGAGTTTGCCCTATGATACCACTATCTAAATAATTAGCACTGGTTAGCTTAATAAATCTATATTTGGTATCTAAAAATTGAGAACCAGGAAGAACTAAAGATCCTTCCTTAAATATATTCTTACCAAAACGCTCAATCTGTTTCTGAAGTATTGTTTGAAGCTGGGTCAGCTCTCGGGCCTGAACTGCGCGCCCGGGTTTAAATAATATACGATAGAACTGATCTGAATCGTTATAGTCGTCGTAATATGGTTCCGTATTGAAATCAATAGCCATGTCTTACCTGCTTAATACTTAAATACTGTTTTTATAGAAATAGACTGATCGGCTGATGTAAATGCTTGTCTATTGTCGGAATATAGAAATCTACCTGAATATTTATCCACCTCAGGTGCGGTAACCCCAGTCACTACTAACGGGAACGTATTATCAATAGATAATATATCACCAATCACAGGGTCTATGTCATCTCTTGATTCTATTAACAAAGTAGATCCTGATACAGCTACTACAACATAAGATGCACTGCGTGTTGATGTGAGGATGGTATCAGGTATAATGTAAGTAGAGTTTATACCAGATCCTGTAACGACCCAGCAAGTTGAGCCTACTGTATTAACGAAGTACCTACTACCATTATAATTAAAAATATCTTTTACAATTCCAAATTGACGGTAATCATTATTAACAACAAACCCTTGATTTTTTTCTCCGGTAATAGAAGAATAAAACATTAACCCATCACTGTACAGTTCATAAATTATATTCTTACCGTGCCCACCTTTAGGGGGTAGTATTGCTCTTGCAGCTGCACCGTATCCATCTCCTGATATATTGATAGTTGCAAATGTATAGTCTTGCCCGGGCGTCACTACATTAATGCGATAAATCTTACCACCGGCGATTGCTGCAGAAGCAGTTGCACCAGTACCGTCCCCGGTAATTATAACGTTGGCTGAAGTATAACCCACGCCGCTAGATATAACGCGAATTGCATCAACAGTACCATCTCTTGCCAGTAGTTCTGTATTAGACTGTATTGAAGAAAGATCTCCTTCAGATAAGTCTGCTTGTAGTTGAGCATTTGCACCGTCTCCAACCACCGTTAAGGTTACTTCAGCATAATCCACACCGCCGTTTTCTACAGTAACACTTACAATCTTACCATCTACAATATTAGGTATCAAGCTTGCTTCTGATGTCTCTACCTGTGCATCGATCTCAGCATTACCTCCATTACCGGTAACTGTAACGTTAGGTGCTCTATTGTACCCACTACCATATTTTAGCACAGCTGTTGCAGCTGCAGCATTACCTGCATGAGTTAGTGTAGCATTACCACTGACTACATTACCGCTTGTATGTGTTGGGGCTACATAGCCTAGATATGTACTAGCATTACCCGAACCTAATGTGACAGTATACAGACGATCGCTGAAGAATAACTGTTGATTTAACGTGGTTATAGCATTAGCAACCCACTGCGTACCAACTGTGACCGTTGGTATTGAAGTGTACCCTCTACCTAGGGCAGTTAAGTATATGTTATTTACAGTTCCCCCAGAGGCAGCAGCATACCCGGTTGCCCCAGAACCCCCACCGCCTGATACAGTGATAGAGGGTGCAACAATATAACCAGACCCACCGTCTGTAATATTAATTTCTCTAACTAAACCATCTAGTGTCACACTGGAAATAATATTACTTGCAACAGTTACATTACCCGTTGCAATAGTACCTAGATACTTAAGCCCAGCACTACCATTCTGGGCAGTCCCGACTGTATGAACCGGTCCACTTGCCCCTGTACTACCCGGGATAACAATCTCATATATGTTATCTTCGTGCTCTATCCTCACTCCCGAAAATACCGGGGTATTATTACTCCAGCTGGTAGAATAGGATACAGGTGGATCTATTATGATATTTGCTGCTGTATAATTATTGCCACTATTAGCAATTACAGCTTGAATGATGTAAACTGGGTCTTCTTCTAAATACCCGTCTCCGTCTATCTGTATAGACGCAAACGTATAATTATCCCCGGTATTATCAATACGTACATTCTTAATAGTACCTCTACCGTAATATTTGGAGATTACTGACGTAGTTACTGGTATATAATCTTCTGTTAAGAACTTATTACGTTTACCAGGCTGTATGGTTGCCATATATTTCCATCTGTAACCATCAGCAAGGGTAAATGGGTTAACGCTTACATCAGCCGGCTTAACTGTAGATAAGGAATTATCATTATTATCTAAACACTTATAGATATTGTAATCATCGGTTATAACATAAAATTGAGACTCTTCTAAGGATTGAGCACCAGAATAGGACTTAGCAATTACTCCTGAAACGGCAGCCCCTGTTCCAACAGAATCCGTGATAGTAATGGTGGGGGCGGTATTATAGCCTGATCCTTCAAAATCTACAGTAAATCCAGTTATTATACCATTAGCAGTTGTCGGACTAACTACCGCTCCTGAACCTCCACCACCAGTTACAGTCGCACTGACGTTGGCGGTGTAATTAGAACCCCCGCTTACAATATTAACCCCAATAAGCCCGTCCCCAAGTCGGTCATCAAACATATCGTAAACAACATTAGACGACCAATCATATCTTGGAATAATAAAAGAAACATCATTAGGTTTAATTTCTTTTACAAGAATAATATCTCGACGAATTTCTTTCTCGCTAACTAAATGACCAATTGCTTTCGGTGGGGTTAGTTCATCGTACCACTCAAGTGTACGACCTAGGAAATAGAAATAACGACTACTGCGGGTAGAAATTTCGTTAAATACAGCCTCAGCAATACCGGTATGCAGCAGAGGATTAATCGTGATATTAGAAATAGCCATTTAATTA